GGCCTGGTAGGCGCCGGTTGTGCGCCAGGTTCCGGCACCACCGGTGTGGAGTAGCTCGGCGATGCCGGTCAGGAGTTGGGAGGTCCAGCCGTCACCGAGTGCCATTGCGCCCTCATCCCTTCAGCGGCTTCCCAGCAGCCCTCGCGATGAGGGCGAGCATCACGTCCCGGTCGGTCGCCATCGGCCCCTCGAGGTACTTCGCTCGGCGGCCGTCGTCGTGCTTGAGCGTGAGGTCTTCGTGCTGCCGGACGGCGTATGGCCTGTCGTAGGACACGGCGACGGTGCCGGAGCCGGGGTCGCTGGACACCTCACCGGATCGCTCCAGGTCGCCCTCCTCGTGCGGCACGAGGGTGGAGGACTCCTGGAGCAGGTGCTCCCCGGCGACCAGGAGGCCGTCCATCCCCGCGTCGGACAGCGCGGCGAGCACCCTGGCTCCGTCCCATTCCAGCCGGAAATCGTCGGCCATCGGCTACTCCAGGTTCAGCTCGACGTGCTCCGGCAGGGGGAGCCCGTGCGCGGAGATGTCCGACCGGGCCAGCACCCGCGAGGTCCGCCCAGCCCAGGTGACCCGGGATCCGGGTGGACAGAGAGTGTCCGGTGGGCAGTAGACGGTGGTGGAGCTGACCTGTTCGGTGCCGGCTGCGTCCTGGGTTTGTACCCGCACCAGGCGGCGGGACTGCTCCACCACGCACGGCGTGACATCGGCCGGGTCGGCGAACACGTCACCGTAGGCGCCGGATCCCTCATACGCCTGCACCCTGACCGTGGCGGGGATGGGGACGTGGACAGCAACGAATTCAGCCCAGTCCACGGTCACCCCCCCGAGTGTCTGCGGGCCGCGGAACGTCAGCTTGCCGGCGAGGCGTGGATCCCTCAGTGCTTGCCATGCCTGCGGCCACAGCCCGTTGACTTTTGATGCCTGCTGGCTGGATCCGCCAGCACCCTGCCCACCGCGAACCACGCCGATTTTGCCGATGTTGAAGGTAGCGGTCGGTGGAGTCGCACCGGTGCCGGTCAGGTCCCCGGCGGCGATCATCCCGGCGACCTGCTCACACGTGGCATCCCGCAGGGCAGCGATCACCTCCGCATCCGTCGCGTCGTAGACGGCGCACAGCAGCGCCCGGTCGACATCCCTGCTAGCTCGGGTGAGTAGCAGCGCGGCGGACGCGCCGGTCGGCACCGTCACCGGGTAAGCCGTCAGCTCTGCTTCGGTCGCATACGCCACGCTGCTGCCTCTTCACTCTGGCCCGTATGTGTCGATCAGGTCGGCCTTGGTGAGCGCCTCGGCCTCGTCCGGGTCGGTGCCGTGTACGCGGGTCGCGTAGTCGACCCATTCGGCCTTGAGTGCCGACACCGCGGGCGGCTCGTTCGGCGCGTCGGGCTGGGCTGGGCTGACCTCGACCACGCCGTACTCGTTTCCCAGGCCGCGCAGCGTCTCTGCCTGCTCGTCGGACACCTTGGCCTGCCCGTCACGGAAGCGCACCGTCCCGGCCTCGGTCCACACCTGAAGCTGCGGGTACCGGTCGCAACAGAACGCCATCATGACGTCGCCAGGCCGGTGATCTTGCCGTGGGTCTTCTCGTTGCCGTACTTAAGGCCGACCTCGCCGTAGAGCTGGCTGCGGTCGTTCGCCCCGGTGCGGCCCAGCGGCTCAGCGAAGAAGTGCCCCTTGCCGGGGATCTCCTGGTAGACGGGCATGCACTGCTCCAGCGACACCGCAGACAGCGCGTCGACGGGCATGTGCCGGTTGAGCATCAGGTTCAGCCGACCGAAGTCCGTCTCGATCGTCTGCACGTTGACTCCGGCGACGTTGCGCGACTGTTCCCGGTAGTTCTTGTTCGTGACGAAGATCGTCGTCAGGGCTCGTTTCTGGACGGCGTTGCACATCAGGGTCGCGGTTTCCGACTCCTGGATGCCGCCGTTTTCCCACACCGACTGAAGCAGGTCGAGCACCATCGTCTCGGTCAGCGCAGCAGCCGCCGCCGCGACCACGTTGGTGGTGGTCGCTTCAAGGATGCCGCGCGTCTTGCGGGCGGTCGAGTTGTCCGCCGGCTTCACGTATGTGCCCTGAATGAAGCTGTACTCGATATCCCGCGCCATCTGCTTGAGCATCTGCTCGACCTGCCAGTCGAGCTCGTTGGTTACCGGGTTGGCTAGCGCGTTGTTGACGCCGGCCTTGGCTTGGACGGCGGCGAGTTTGGTGTAGGACACGCCGACGGTCTCGTGGTGGATCTGCACGATGTTGGACACGTTGGCGCGGATCCGGTTCTCCTCGGTTGGGGCATTCGCGCCCTCCAGTGCGGTGTTCTGCCCGGCCGCGCGTAGGTCGTAGGTCTGCCATTCGAACTCGTTGGCGTCGGTCTGCCCGCCACCGGTGAGCCCGCCGATCGCGGAGAAGAATGGGGTGTCGCTCGGGGTGAGCTGGTAGAGGACCCCGGTGTAGTTGGGCAGGTCGTAGGTGGTGCCGAGCCCGGTGATGCTTCCGGCCACGGTGTGCTCCTTAGGTCGAGAGAGCCCTGGACTCGGCCGGGGCCTACTGCGGTTGCTGTTGGTGGGCGGCCGTCAGCTTTTGGTTCTGCAAGCTGATGACCTTGCGCCAGTTACCGGCCTTCTGCGCCTCGGCGATCTGCTCGTCGAGGCTCATCGTTGTAGCGGTCGGTGCGCCGCCGAAGTGGCCGCCAGAGCGGGCCGGCAGCTGCGGCTGGGGCGGGCCGGCGGGCTGGGCGGCCATCCACGGGTTCTGCGCGGCGATCGTCTGGATGGTCCAGGCAAGACGCTGCGCGTAGTCCGGGGCCGCAGGGTCCAGGCCGGCGGCGGCCTGCTGCCATGCGGTCGAGCCGAGCAGCGCGGCTGGGTTGACCCCTGCCTGCCCGGCGGCGGTCCCGGCGTGCTGGGAGACGGTCGCGGTCCGCAGTTGCGTGTCCCGCTCGGACATCTGGCTCCGGAGCCGCTCGATCTCCTCTCGGGCGGCCTTGGGCAGCCGGGACAGGTCGTAGCCGCCACCGTCGTTGTCCGGCTGACCGGCTGGAGGGGGCGACAGCGGCTGGGGCGGGCCGGGGTCCGACGGTGCCGGCGGCTGCCCGGTCGGAGCGGGGGTGTACGGCGGTGCGGGCGGCTGACCCGGCGGCGGCTGCCATTCCGGGAAGGGCGAGCCCTGCCAGCCGGTGGGTGGCGGGGTCCAGCCTTGCGGCGGCGTGGGTGGCTGCTGGGGCGGGGTCTGCGGCGGGCTGCCGTACGGCTGCGGCTGCGGGGCGGAAGGTGGGGGCTGTGCCGGCGACGCGGGCGGCGCGGCGGGCGGCGGCTGCTGGCCGACCTGCCCCGCGGGCGGGGTGGTCGGCTGCGGCGGCGGCCCGGCGGGCGGCTGCGGGGCGGGCTGAGTCACGATCGACTCCTCGGGTTGGGTGGTGCTGCCCCGGACGGTCCGGGGACGACTATCGGGCCACGCCGATCTGCTCGCGTGGGCGCTGCCGGATCAGCCCGGTCGCGTCGACGTGGGCGCGGATCGCGGCTTGGGCGGCGCGGACTTTCGCCGCGGCGGCGCGGCGGGCGGCCGGGTCGATCGCGGCGGCCTCGCGGAGTTTGGCGCGGCGTACCCGACGCTCCAGCTCCCGCAGGCGCTGCCGGTCGCGGTCGCCTTGCGGGTTGGCGGTGTGCGTCGGCGGCCTCGTGGCGCCGGGTAGGTAGGCGGTGAGCCGGTGCGTGCAGTTCGGATGCAGCAGACCGCCTCGGACGGCCTCGTTGACGCTGCCGGCCACCTCCACGGCGACGGTGCCCTTGGCCGTGGCCGAGGCGACGTGCTCGGTGCGTCGCCCGGCCGGCCCGGACCGGGAGAGCACCGTACCCTCCCAGGGTCGACACCTGACGCACTCCTGCGGCGAGTTGCTGACCATGACCAGGTCCAGCCCGGCGGCGCCCAGCCGGTCCAAATGGCCCTCCACGAGGGCTTGGGCGACGGTGGAGCGGGTAGCCATCTCCACGTAGGAAGCTAGCTGCCAGCGGCGGCCGGCCCGGTCCACGAACCCAGTGATGCCGCGGGAGAGTAGCTGCTCCCAGGCGACTTGAGCGGCGCGTCGGCGGCTGGCCAGGCCGGCGAGAACGTCGGGCGCGGCGGCGCGGGCGATGACGTCCCGGTAGGCGTCGAGGGTCCAGCGCAGGATCCGCAGGTGCGTACCCCGCAGCGTGCTAACCAGCGACAGCACGAGCCGGTTGATCGCGGCAGCGCCCGGCATCTGGGTGGCGACGCGGGCCAGCTCGGCGGCGAGGCCTGCCCGTCGGGCGTTGACCATCTCTTGCAGCCCTGGCGGCAGGTCGGCGAGGCCCGCGCGGGCGAGCCAGTCCGGGTGGGTGTCCTGCACGCGGGCCAGCTCCGCGAGCGCGTCTCGGCCGCCTCGCATCCACGCCAGGATCACCGCCTGGGCGACCCGGTCGGCGAGGGGCCCATCGAGCCGGTCAAGCAGGGTCTGCGCCCAGCGGCGCACGGTGCCGATCGCGGCGAGTTTCTCGTCGGCCCAGTCGGGGCGGTCCATGCCGGCGGCGAAACGGCGGGCCAGGTCGGTGGCGAGCCGGGTTTCCAGCTCGGCGTACAGGTCGACGAGAGTGCGGGCGAGTTGGTCGGCGAGGTGAGCGCGCTCCGGCATGGCTTACCTCCCGGTGAACGTGCCTGGATCCTGCACCTGCTGGCCTGTCTCGGCCTGGATCCGGGCGACCTCCTTTTCGACCTGGGGTCCGTCCCAGTCCGGGTTGATCAGCTGCACCAGCGTCTTCGTGGACGCTGCTTCGGCGCGGCGCAGTAGGTCAGCGGTGGTCGCGAGTCGTTGTTGATCCTCTTGCACACTGTCCGCGAAGGTGATCTTCGGTGGCTGCGGTGTCACCTTCACCCGAAACACGGTGTGGGCGATCTCCAACTGCGCGGCGACGATGGACGACAGGCCCGGCCGCCAGTAGAGGGCCTTCTTCGCCCGGGTCACGAGGCTGCGCCGCTCCCGGGACTGGATCTCGGTAGCGGTCGCCGCAGCCTCACCAGCGATGCCGAACGTCTGCTGGCTGTAGCCAGCGTCGCGGAGGATCTGCTCCAGCAACTCGTTCGCCGACCGGGAATGCTCCTCAACACGGATCGCGAACTGGCTGACCGTGATACCAGCCCCGGAGCCGCTCTGCCCGGGCAGGTCATACACGGGAGTGAACAGCCGCTGGTCAACGTCGAAGGTCGCGCCTCCGCCAGGGCCCTGGGACTGAAGCATGTACGACGGCACGATCAGCCGGCCCTTGGCCAGGTCAATGTCTCGCATCCACGCCGACCACACGAAGTCGAGCTTGTCCATCAGCGGCTCGACACCCTCGTAGTCGGAGCGGCCGAGGTTGGCGCCCGCCGGTGTCGCCCTCCACCTGCGTGACGGCATCTGGTTCGGAACATAGGCAGCGGTGAGACGCTGCGTGCCGGTCTCGATCGTGTCGCCGTTGACGGTGACCTGCGCGGCGAGGCCCGCAGTTTCCGGATGCTCGGTCAGCGGCACCCGCCGGCCGAGGCTAGTCAACCCGCCGACGTACAGGCCGTGAATGATGCCACCCGGCTCATGCCGCTCCAGGTGCCGCATCACCTGCTGCCCGTCTGTTTGCAGCTCTCGCCAGAACGTGACCGCGTGCAGCTGGTCATAGCGCCACTCAGGTACGGCCGCGTCGGCGTGAACGGAGGCAACCCACGGCCGGTCGGAGACGTCGCGGTCCCAGACGACGCGAAGGTAGACGCCGCCGAGCGCCGCCTGCACGTCCGCGGCGCACAGCAGCACGGCTTGAAACCGGTCACCGACCTGCTCCAGCCATGCCGTCGTGTCGGTGTCATCCGTGACAACCTTCGGCGGCTCACTGAACAGCAGATCGGCGCTGGTGGTGGCCAGGTCGGCGGCCACCGGGATGTGCAGCTTGTCGGGTGGCTCGCCGGTCGTGGCGGGCCGTCCCCACCAGAGGCGGGCGAGCCACCCACCGACGCCTCCGGCGTACTGGGTAGGGCGCGGACTCCAGCGGGCGACGTTCGCCGCGTAGTAGGTATGCAGGCGTTGCGGGTCGCCGGAGTACCAAGCGTCCCACTCCTCAAGCTGGTTAAGGATTGGCTTGAGGTAGCGGGGTGGCCATTCGACATCGTGGTTGGGCAGCGACACGGGGCGGCCCTCCTCAGGTCCGAATGGTCAGCTCAGGCGGCGAGGTGCGGAACGGAGCGCAGCAGCGGACGCCACAGCACCTCAGGGGTTTTGATCGCGTACCGGCCGGCATCCAGCGAGTGGTCGCCGACCTTGATCGGCTTGTCCTCACCAAGGAGGGCAGCTTTGTCGTCCCACACATAGCCGGGTATTTCGGCGATCCAGCCCTCGCACGAGTCGTGCACGAAAAGCTGGCCCTCGGCGAGCAGTGAGGCGATGAGTCGGATGCCGTCGAGTACGTCGTTGTCGGCGGCTACCGGCATGAGGCCGTCGCGGAAGAGCTGGTGGCGGAAGCCGGCGGCGGCCGGGTCGACGCACACCCACTCAGGCTGGACACGCATATTGTCCAGCCAGCTACGTAGCCGCGCCGAGTATTCGGCCTGGGTGAGCTGCCGCATCCGCTGCTTCGAGTCCCACCGCCACTCACGGCACAGGTACAGGCGGCCGTCGTCACCGACACCCAGTAGCAGTCCGGCGAACGGGTTGACGTCTCCGTAGTCCACGCCGAGGGAAACCCAGCGGGTGATGTGCGGTAGCTCGCTGACCACGTGCCGGTCCGGGTCCCAGCCTTCGTAGACCGCGCCCTCGGCCATGACCCACTGGCCGAGGATCATCCGCCGGTACCACAGGCCCGTGTACTGCCGTCGATACCGATCTTTGACCCGCTCGGATAGGAACGGGTTGTCATCGAGGCCGAAATGCCAGATCGCCCAGTCACCGTGCAGCCGCCCACCGGGGCGGGCTTCGTCGATGCCGTTGGCTTTCAGCCAGTGCCGCGGGTTGTCCGGGTTCGTGTTGCCGAACAGTTGGGCGCCGTCGAGGGAACAGCGGGCGAGTAGCTGTTCGTGGAAGCTCTGCGGCATCAGCGACCACTCGTCAACGTAGGCCGACGCGCAGGTCATGCCGCGGAGCCGGTTTTCGGAGCGTTCGTCGTTGAAGGTGATGACCTCGATGGTGCGGCCGAGGATTGTCGCTGTCGGTGCTCCCCGGGTGTAGGTGGTGGCCTTGGACAGCGGGCCGAACAGCCGGGAGTCGCGTAGCGGGTTGAAAATGTTCCGTACGGCTGTGTCGTAGGTCTTCGCGCACACCACCAGATCGCCGCTGGTGGGAGCGTCGGCTACCTGCATCAGCCAGCGCAGCAGCCCGGAGGCGGTCTTTCCGGATCGGACGGCGCCCTCGGCGAGGTTCACGAACGCGTCGGAGTCGACCACATAGTCGATCTGCTTGTCGGACAGGGGCAGGGCGCGCAGGTTAACCACCATCGGTGAACCTCGCCTGGTCGCGGGCGGCGCGTAGCTGGTCGCGCAGCTCCAACAGCATGCCCTTTTCGTCGTCGCTGCCGGCGGCCTTGTCGTACTCGGCCAGCTTGAGTGCTGTGCCCGCGAGGGCCTGGATCGCGGCGGCGATGTTGCGTTTGTCGGCGAACGGCGGCTCTTCCAACGTGGTCGAGTTGTAGTCGTTCTCCCGACCGCCGAAGTTGTAGACCAGGGCCGGAGCGAACATCTGCGCCATGAGTTTCTGGGCGGCCTGGAGGGCGTCAACGTGTAGTTGTGCGCGGCGGGCAGCGCCGTCGGCTTTGCGCGCTTCGGTGGCCTTGGCGGTCGCGCCGGACCGCTCGAAGGACAGACCCAGCTCCTGAGCGAGGCGACTGACGGTGCGTCCGGAACGGCCGATCGTCCGGCCGATCTCGTTGCGAGACAGACCCTGGGCGTGCAAGTCACGAACGCGGTCGTAGTCGGCCTGGGTGACAGGTCGGGCGGTCATGGTGTGTCGCTCCGTCCCGGGTAAGGCCCGGTCAGAGATGGGGAGGGGCGGGCTTCGCGTGGGTGGGGTTGCGGGAAGGCCGTCCCAGCCTGCGACCTGCCCGCACCCCCTCGTGCGTCCCGGTCCTGGGTACGCGAAAGCCCGGCGCCACTATGTGGTCGACCGGGCTTTGGGCACACTCCGCCTATGCGGAGTTGGTGAACAAATCATGCCGTAGCGCGTCCGGCAAGGTCAAGTCGGCGGGGCCGTCCGCGTGGTGAAAGGCGCTTGGCGGCCTCGATGCGGGCGGCCTCGTCCAGCGGGCTGTAGCCGGCGCGGGTGGTGAGTCCGTCGCGGTCACGCCAGCGGCGGACCATCGCGGGGGTGACGTCGTCGCCGAGGGCGGCGGCGAGTTGGGTGGCGGTGCCCCACTCGCGGCCGGTGCGCGGGTCACGGATCACGCCGCGCGTCCAGCGTCGCGCCCGACCACGCCGAGGGCAGTGTCTCGAGGCCAGATGTGCCGCACGCCCTCTACGCCGCCGGGGCACTGGCAGTCGGGGGTGTGTCGGCAGTCGGCCACACATACGACGGTGCGGGTGGCAGCGGGTCCGACGGTGGTCGCCTCCAGGCTGCGGTGCCGGCAGCCGGGGCAGTCGCCGGGGATCCGCTGCCGGTAGGGCGGCTGGTTGAGCCAGCCGCGGGCGAGCTCGTCCTCGTCGGCGAGGTGCGAGGCGAGAAGCGCGAGGGCTCGGGGCGGCAGGCCGAGTCCGGGTAGTGCGGTGAGGATGCGCCGGATCGGGTCGTGTCCGGCTGGGAGCCGGTAGGTGGTGGCGAGCCAGGTCAGCCGGTCGTGGAGGCGTCGGGTCCGCTGCGCCCACGTCTGCACAAGCGGTGGGGGCCGGTCGGCGGTCAGGGTGGCCACCGGGTCGGCGTGTCCGCCGATCGGGTGGATGGTGTGGATGGGGCTGCGCAGGATCGGGGCGGCGGCGGTGAGGGTGTCACCTCGGTGCCGGGCCTCGGTGGTGGCGAGCACGTCCAGGTGCTGTCTGGCGGTGTGGATGGACCAGGCGGCGGCGGTGGCGTGGAGGTGGTGCGGTGTCACTGGGCGGGCCTCTCAGCGAGCGACGGTCAGGGTCTGGGTGGCCGGGGCGCGGACGTGGGCGCGGGTGCGCCTTCAGGCGCTGGTGCTGCCTCCCCGCCAGCTGCTGCTCATGGCCGCGGCTCTTGGCTTGGCTGGCATGATCGACAGCCGGACGGTCGACCTGGGCGAAGGGTGGGAGCAGGCGTGCGTAGGTGGGTCATCGGTGGAGCAGTCGTGGTCGTCGTGGTGCTCGTGGGCACGCTCGTTTTCCATCTGCGGGGCACGACCCGGTTCGATGACCGGGCCTACCCAGGCAGCAGGTGGGATGAAACGCCGGAAGCGGTCTTCGCCGATTTTGACCTTGTGTTTCCTGAGTGCACTGACGGGCGAATGAGGTACTGGTCGGGCAGCCTGGAGCTGTTCGTAAGGATCACGGCGCCGTCGGACTGCGTCGACCAGTTCATCGGGGTCAACCGGTTGATAAGCAGCGAATTTGCTCGCCCCGGCCCAGTAGCCCTCACCAACAGTGCAAACCGGGCGACAGAGTTCGGATGGCAGTCGTCTGCGGACCGGAAGTACACCCGACACTCGCGCGGGGAGAACTGGAAGAACAACGTCTGGACCCGTGCAATCGTTGACGATGGCACCGCCGAGCGGTCCCTGTACCTGCACGCCTGGCACCAGTAGTCGGCGTGGGGTCATCGGCTGACCCAGTCGAGGCCGCCGCACCCGGCGTCGTCGCTCGGTTCGCGCTCGGCCGGGTCGGTGACCCAGTCGAGGTCACCCCAGCCGCGATCCTCGTCCAGCTCGCAGTCGCAGAGCACGGACCCGATCCGGACATCTCGGCCCTGGTGGAGGTCGTGCAGGCGGCAGACGTCGCAGGACACGGGTCAGCCCTCCCTGTCGACTGAGCGGGATCCGGCGGTGATGAGGGCGACGAGGTGTCGGGCGATGCCGTCGTGCTCGTCGGTGACGGCCCCGGGGTAGTGGGCGTCCCAGCGGTCGTACCAGCCCTCCAGGAGGTCACGGATGACCTCCACGCGTTCGTCGGCGGTACGCGCGGCCCGCCACTCCGCCGTGGAGTAGTCGAGGAACTGCTGCATGCCGATTGGGGGCTGCACCTGGCTCTCAGCGGGTGGCGCGGTGTCCTGCGCGCTGCCGGCGGCGGTGCTGTGGTCCGGGCAGAGCACCGCCAAACCGCGAAGACGCATCCAGCCGCGGTCCGACGGGCCGACATCCGCGCGGTAGCTCCGGCGGCATCCCGGGTAGACGCAGTAGCGGATCAAGGTCCCCACGTCGTCCTGCGCGCTGCCGGCCGGGGAACCGGGGCGGGTGGCGTACCGCGCCCGCGCCCGGTCGATCCGCTCGACAGTATCGTCGAGGGTCGCGATCAGCTCCTGGGCGTCGGCGAGGGCGGAGCGGGCGCGGTCGCGCTGCGCGGCGAGCTGGTCGACGAGCTCGGCGGCGGTGGTGCCGGGGCCGCTGTGGCCGGCCCGGTTGAGTGCGGCCCACACGTCGGTGAGCGCACGCTGCGCCTGGTCGCAGTCGTCGGTGGCGTGGTGGCACTGGCCGTGGATAGGCAGGCGGGCGTGGGTCATGGAGTCTCCTCAGGTGTGCTGGGCGTGGGGCGGCGCGGTCGGCGTGGGGTGGCCTGCTCGTCGAGGGTTTGGCCCCAGCGGGTGGCGCAGGGTTCGCAGACCTTCAGCCGTCCCCAGTGCTCGTTGCCGACATGCTCGTCACCGGGGGGCAGGGCCGCGGCGAGGTACCGGTCGCCGGGCCGGATGGTGTTCGCGCAGGGCTCTGCCTGGCAGTCGTGGGCGGTGCGGGCGGTGTGGACGGTGCGGATCTCAGGCATGGCGGCGGGGTTCCTCAGGCGGTGGGGTTGGTGGCGGGTGTGGCCTGGGTGGCGCATGGCGGGCACCAGGTACCGGCCGGCTTGTCGTGCGGCGTGTAGCAGTTCGGGCAGGCGGTGATGGGTCCGCTGTACGGAGTTGGGGTCGGGGGCCGGTTGCTGGTGCGGTCGAGCCACTCGTTGATGGCGGCTTCGGCGATGGTTTTGGCGCGGTCTTTGCCGAGGTATTTGCCTTTGGTGGTGTCTTGGCCGGCGTCGGTGAGGCGTCCGAGGACGTGGCGGACCATGCTCGCGCCGGTGCGGCCTGCTGCTGCGGGTGTGGTGGTGGCTGCGGTGATGGCGCGGTGCTGCCGGGCGTCGAGTTGTTGTTGCTTGGCTGCGGCGCGTTGCTGGTGGTTGGTGATGAGGCGTGCGCGTTCGCGGATGTCGGCGGGTCGAGGTACGTACGGTGACGACTGGAGTAGCTCGACGATGGCTTGGCGGGTGAGTCCGAATGAGAGATCGCCGAGGGTGGCGTACCAGACTTCGGCGAGGCCGTTGGGGACGTCGCGGTCGTGGGCGACGGCGACGATGCGTACGAGTGCGAGGGTTTCGTCGGGTGTCATGAGGCTGGCCTAGTGAGGGCGTCGTGGATGAGGGCGCCGACGTCGGAGCCGGCGGGGGCATGGCGGGCGGCGGCAGCTTCCCCGCGGGTCATGCGTCGGGGTGGGAGTTCGGGGCCTTGTTGGGCGCGGACGAGGTAGGTGTCGAGTAGGGCGGGTCGGGAGGCCACCCGGTCGGCGAGCATGTCCGCGAGGGCGCGTTTGATCAGCGGCGGTGGGAAGCCCTGGGTGAGGGCGGTTTTGATGCCGGCGCCGTAGCGTTTGATGTGGGTTTTGGTGAGGCGTAGGTCGTTGGTGCGGCAGTGGTCGATCCACTGCTTGGTGATGTGGCCGGCGTTTTCCGAGTCTGGTGCGTCGGGTAGGTCGGGGACGGCGACTAGTGCGGTCGGTTGGTCGATGATTTCGGCGTCGATGATGTCCGGCTGTGCCGCGTCGAGCGAAGCGAGCGCGGAGGGGTTATCCCCTGTTCCCCTGTTCCCCTGTTCCCCTGTTCCAGCGCCCGGCTTCCGCCGAGGGCTCGGCGGGTCCTCGGCGGACTCCGCCGAGGGTTCGGCGGAGTCCGCCGAATCGGGCTGTTTTGGCTGGTCGGCTGACGTTGTCGGATGCGGATCCGGGTCTGGGTCCCAAGGAGTGCCGGCATCAGGCCCTGGGTGGCGGGCGCCGGAACGCTTATCGATTTTTTGGTGCTTGTCCCACGAGGGGATGAGGTAGTAGGGGCGTCCGCCGACTTCGTAGAACACCACATCGAATGCTCGGCGGATTTCGCCGAGCATTCGCCGAATGTCCGCCGAGGACAGGTGCTCGTCCCAAGGGAAGGCAAACCCGGCCAACTCTCGAGGGTTGACCGTGCCGCGCCCGGTGTCGTCGGCCCAGTTCCACATGGCGATGAACAGCAGCCGGGCGTATGGATCCCGGCACTGCTGCTGCCCCGGGGATGACCAGAACTCCGGCTTGATGCTCCTGATGCGAGCCACGTTCGCCTTCCTTGTTGTGCGAGCTGTGCGGGGGTGGTCGCCCGGCCCCGCCCCTCCCGGGGCCGGGCGACCGGTCAGGGGGTGGCGTTGGCCTTGGTGCGGAGCTTGCGCACCTCGGCGACAAGGGCGGGCACGTCGGTCGCCCACGGTTCGGGGGTGGCGGCGTCTGCGCGGGCCGCAATCGCGTCCAAGTCCAGGTTCATCGGGTCTCCTCGGTTGTGGTGGGTCGGTTCTTGGCCGACCAGTACGCCGCCCTCTTCCGGTTCCGGTCGCGGATCCGTTCGGCGCTGCGGCACCTTTCGCACAGCGGCTCCTGGTGGTAGCGGTGCCGTTGCGCTGCGGCGTGGGTGCCGTGTGGTTTGAGTCCGGCCAGTCCTGCGGTGGTCCATCCGGTCAGGTGCAGCCACGGCCGGTCGTCGGGCACGGCGGCGGCCAGCACGAACAGCAGGTCCCGCTGTTGTCGCTGCTCGGGGAGTTGGGCGTTGAGCCAGCGCAGGTTCGCCTCGGGCGGATCGTCGCGGACTCGGACGACGAGTTCGGCGGCGACCTCGGCGAGCTGGTCTGCGTAGGTGCTGCTGTCCATCACGCGCCGCCCTGGATCCGGTCCAGCTCGGCGGCCAGTTCCTGGCGCAGCGTCTCGAGGCGGTGCACCTCGGCGACCCATCCAGGTACGTCGTCGGCCACGGCGGCAGCGAGCAGGGCTGTATCTGGCTGCCGTCCGCCGTCGCGGGCGTCGACGTACGCGATGTACCGGCTGGTCATGGCGTCAAGGTCGGCGGGTGCCGGCCGGGGGCCCGGGGCCGGTATGACACCGGCCCCGGGCTCGTAGCCGCCGCATCCGCACGTCGAGGTGGAGCAGCCGCCCCGGCGGCGGCCTGCCCGCAGTGTGTGCAGCGGCTCGAGGTGCCCGCACACGCACCAGCCCGGCTCCCGCACCGGCCCGCCGCGCGCGGCGTCACCGTCGCGGGTCACGGCCGGCCCTGGCCCGGCACCGGGGCGCACGGGCACCCGCTGACATCCATCACCGCCGGCCCGGCGGACACCAGCGCCCAGCACGGCAACTCCCGCTCGACTGCGGCAGCGCACAGCGGGGCGGAGCAGCATCCGCAGGATGCGCAGCCAGGCGACGGTGGGCGAACCCACACGTGCTCTACCTCGGCGGCGTTGCCGTAGTACGGATCTGCGTGGCTCACTGGGCGCCTCCCGGCAGCTCGGCGGCGTCGAGGTGGCCCTGCCGTTCGGTAGCGAGCAGGGCCAGACCCTCCGCCGTGATGTCTCCCACCGGCCGCTGCGGGTGCCGCTGGCGCGGACAGTCGCAGTCAGCCGTGACGCACGCCGTGCACCGCTTCGTCACGCACGGCTCACACAGCACCGGCCGGGCCTCCATCACCGTGGTGATCTGCTCGCGCAGGTCTCGCACGTTGACCGGCGGCGTGATGGGCCGCTGGCCGGTTCCACAGCCGGTGCACTCCTCGACGATGGCGGGGCCGTCGAGGAGCGCGACGACACGACTACCGCAGATCGCGCAGTCGGGCAGGATCGCGCTCATGCCGCCCCCTGCTGTTCGGCGGACTGCTGGCCGAGTTGCCGCTTCCGGTTCCGCAGCGCGGCGATCACCGTTTCGGCCTGCTCGCGGGTCAGGTCCGCGCTGCTGGCCAGGGACGGCAGGCGCAGGATCTTCGCGGTGAGGTCAAGCCGGGTTTCCCGGTTCCCGTCGCCGGCGTATCCCAGATCCCGCCACAGGGCGTGCATGTGCCGGTGCTGCTCCTGGTCCACCCCCTCCACCGTGGCTGCGGGCGCAAGGCATTGTGGGGCGGGTGTCTGCCGGGGAGGAGGCTCGTCGTCAGCTCCCTCCTTGAAGGTCGCCCCCCACAGGTCCAGTGCCACACCGAACCGCATCGCGGCGTTGCGCAGCGCGTCGCCGATGGCCTCCTTCACCGCGTCAGGGCCGGACTTTCCGTCCGCGTGGCCATAGCCGAGCCGAGTCACTCCGGAGACGGTGAGCCGAATCCACAGTCCGCCCATCTGGTCGCGGGCCGGTAGGCCGTCGGAGTCGAACGCGGCGGGCTCCCACGTCCATTCCGGGTCGGCCTTGAGGAGTCGATCGGTGATCTCGGCGTGGCCGACATAGTCAAGGTGAAGGTGTGCGCCGGTGATGTTGTTGCCGCAGTCGCGACAGCGGACCTTGGTGTGGTTCTGGCAGACCTTGCCCCGGGCATCGCGGCAGGCACCACACCAGACGCGGGGTAGCTTGCCAACGTTTTCGGGCGCGAAGGGCTCGCGGAGAATCGCTGCGATCTCGGGCTTCATGAGCGCCTCCCCGGCACTACTCGTAGCTGCTGGCCACCGGGCTCACACCCGGGATGCCGGTCAAACACGTACGGCGTGCCATCGGACCCGGCCGCGGCGGCGGGATGCACCGGCCACCGGCACCCGCCAGCACACGGCGCCCCACCAGTAATCGCGGCCTGGGTCGCGGCGGCGACATCCGCCCACCTGCCGGTCATGACGCGCCCACCCGCCGCCTGACGCGTGGCTTGCGGCCGATCAGCCCGGCCTGCACATCAGCCGCATGCTGGACATCGCCGTGGGCCACACACAGCAGCAGCTCCCCGTCACCGCTGACTCGCCGTCGGCTGGCAGTGCGGATATCGACCCCACCGACTCCGCCCCGCTCATGGGCGACCAGGACACAGTGCTGACACTGCACCCGCCGGGCAGGCCCATAGCCGCCCCATCGCACTGCCCCGGCCTGCACACCCACCCCGCCACGAGGTGTGGCCACCTCGACGGGCCGCGGCGCGGCGAACAAGCCCAACTGCTCACTGCTGTCGATCATCGATTCCTCGCTTTCGGCCAACGGTGAGAGCGGACCGTCCGCACCCGGACCGCCCGCGGCAGATCCCCAGGCGTACGCCGATGCCGGCCCGTCACCCGCACCGGACGGGACAGATGCGCGGCCATGGGCAGGACGATCGCGTCAATGAGGCTCACCGCCCGGCCTCCTCACGGCTGGCCGCCAGCCGCTCCCGCGCGGCCACCAACCCCACCCGCAGCCGCTGGGAGGTGGCGAGCGACCGGTCCCGATCGGTGCGGGCCTGCCGCAGGTCGCCGGACAAGCCGCGGGCTAGGTTCCGCCACTGGTCGACCTGCCGGGTCCGCCGCTCGTACGCGGCAGCAGTCACGTCGAGCGCGTCCTTGAGCTGGGTCTGCTCGGCGTTCGCCGCGTCGAGGGCGGCAGCCAGCTCCCGCACCATGTCGTCGGTCATGTGAGGCTCCAAACGATCGCGGCGGCAACAGCCCACAGGCCGACGCCGATGAGCAGCCCGACAAGCAGGCCAGCGAGAATGCGTACGGACTCCGGAACGGAGTCGGCAGCGTGCCGGGCACCCTCCAGGGCCGGGCAGGCCAGACCGTGGTCACGGCCGGGGACGGTCAGGCAGCCGGGGCACAGCCCGGGGCCGGAGTGGTTCTGCTGGTGGCGTGCCATGTCAGACCACCTCCCGCAGCACCGGATCCGGCAGCGGCGTCAAGCCGGGGCAGTGCGGCGGCAACGTCACCGGCTCGAACTCCGGCGGCGGCGGGTACTCGCCGGCCGCGACTGCGCGCCAGTAGGCGCACGCCTCGTCACAGGGCTCCCCGGGCAGATGCCCACAACCGAGGTCCGGGACGGTGATCTCGGCGTCGTCGGCCATGAGCGGCCAGGTCGGGGCGCTCACCGGGCACCCCCAGCGATGCGGTGCTGCTCCTGGGCGCACTCGGCCAGATGCCGCAGCCCGTCGCCGAGCGGGCTCGGCGGGAGAGCCGCGTACTCGGCGGCCCTCTTGGCGAGCTGGTCATCGGTGGCCCGGTCGAGATCCCACGTGATGTGCCGCAGCACCACCGCGTCCAGCGGGTCGATGGGGTTGAGGCCGGTCATCGGGCACCGCCCCCGGCGCGCTCGGCCTCCAGCTCGGCCACCCGGGCCCGCAGCGCCACCAGCTCCGTGTCCTCCGGCGCCGGGATCCGGGTCGAGGCGGTGACGGACAGGCCGCCGACCGCGGCGTTTGCCTGACGTTCCCAGAGAGACGCCACCCGCCCATCGGTGGCCGTCACGTTGAGGGCGGCGGCAATCGCATCCACAACGGGTTGGCGCTCCTCGTGACCCTGCTCCACGTACAGCCCGACATGCAGCGACAGGGTCGCGCTCACCCGGGGGGCCGGCGTGCCGGCGAGAGAGCCGATCCGGTCAGCCGCCGCACGTAGGTCAGCGGCGAGGGACAGCCAGTAGTCGGGCTGCGGTTGTGCGGCCGGCGTGGGCAGCGGGTGCTCACAGTCCCGCCCGCGGCTGCTGTAGCAGCGCGGCGAGCAGTAGACGCCAGCCGCGGCAGCGGCGCACATCTGCCGCTCGGTCGTTTCGGGTACCGTCTTGTCTTGCATCTGCACTTCTCTCTTTCGTGTGGTTGGTGCGGGTGTCGAGCCCTTCGCCGCGTCATCGGCGGGGGGCTCACTTACTTCCGGCGTGTGCCTCGTCGATGAGGTCGACAAGGCGCTGCCGTTGCCACTCCCGCTCCTCGGCGGGAGTCGCTGGCCGCATCCACCGCGGCTCCGGCTCCGGTGCCGGCGACGCGGACAGTGAGGTGAGGCCGATGGCGATGAGGGCCAGGCCGACGGCGATCAGGGCAACCGCGCGGGCCAGCAGGGCGGCGGTCACGCTGCCCTACCGTCCGCGCGCCGGGGCCCCGCTGGTGGCTTGGGTTTGATTGGCCCGGCCGGGGGGCGGGGCGCTTTTGGCGGTCGACTCGGCGGCGGCGGTTTCTTCGGGCCGAAGATTCCGAGGACGGGCGCTGCTTCGGGGTATTCCTTGTTGCCCTTGAGCCATGCCTCGATGTCGTCAAGGTCGAAGCGGGCATGCTTACCGACCCAGGCGATCGGCACTGTCCGGGCAGTGGTGGCCTTCTCCACCCAGGAGACTTCGACCCCCAGTAGCTCGGCGAGCTGATGTTTGTCGACCAGCGGCTTCATGCGGCGGCCCGCTCGTCGAGTAGTGATTCAACGGTGACGTTGAAGGTTCGGGCGATACGGGTGATGGCGTCGAGGCTGGGGCTCTGCTTGCCGTGCCGCCAGTGCCAAACGGTTTCGCGGCTGACGCCGATGAGTGCGGCTCGGGCGCTGTCGCTGGTCGCGCCCCGCCTTGCGCACTCTGTAACGAAGGCGCTGACATTGAGGCGTAGAGGTGTGGCGTAACGTGTCTTGGCTGTTGCGGTCACGCCACAGATCGTACGTCGTGGGATGGTGTGGCGGTAGCGCAACAGCATCATCCTTTCGGCTGATTATGGACGGCCGTTGGATAGAGCTACTGTGGCGTGTATGCCACAACGTCACATGAGCCTGACCACCGAAGTTCGGTACCGAAGACGCATGTCGCGTCCACGCCATGAGGCGGGACCGCAGCCCTCTCGACCAGGGGGGAAGCCGATTTTCGTGTCCTACGGTGTGCGTGTGCGCAACACACGTGACGGCGAGCGCAACAGCTCAGGCCCGGGTGCCTGGGCTACCTATGCCAAGCTCGCCCGGGAGGCTGCTGTACCGACGGTCAGTCAGTCGGAGCTTGCGCGGCGGCTTGACACTGACCGCACGACGATTTGGCGATGGGAGCACGGGAAGCAGCGGCCGGATGACCCGGAGATCGTTGCCCGGTTCGCCGCTGCTCTGGGACTCGACCTCGACGAGACGCTCGCCGCGGCCGGCTTGCGTCCTGGCGTCGCTGCGCCTGAGGTTCCCACTGTGGATGTGGACGAAGAGATTGAGCTGGTCCGCACTGACCAGCGCCTCGACCCTGATATGAAGCGGCGGATCATCGCGTTAATCCTGGAGCGGCGGGAGCGGGAGAGGTCTGCTGCCATTGAGGAAACAAAGCGGTTGATCGAGCTTTTTCGTCGGAGCTGATCATGTGGATTGAGAAGAACGGTCCGACTTATCGGATCCGGGACCTGATTGTTGGTAAGAAAGTAACTGTCAAGTCTGGATTCATCACAAAAACTGCCGCGAAAAATGCGATGAAGGTCTTGGAGGCTGACCAGGTTCGCGGTGATTATGTCGATCCGCGTGCGGGTCGGGTTGCCCTTGCCGAATGGATTGACTTGTGGTGGCCGTCTCATCAGTTGAAGCTGAAGCCGACCTCCATTAAGTCTGAGGGCGCACGGATTCGAAACCACATCCAGCCATGGCTGGGTGAGTACGCATTGTCTGAGCTGACACCAATGATTGTGAAGTCCTGGGTGGCTCAGCTTTTGGCGGGGGATGAGGAGGTGGAGCGCGATCCGCTCTCGCCGAAAACGATCCGAAATGCGCACGGCCTGCTGTATGCGATCCTCCAGGAAGCAGTGCATCAGCGACTCATAAAGACTAATCCATGTCAGCGGACGGGGCTGCCGCGCGTCGAGCACAAAGAGATGCGCTTCTTGACCGAGGAGGAGATATCGCGGCTTGTTTCGGCGATGTCGGCCCACTGGCGGCCCCTCGTGGTGTTGCTCGTGGCGACCGGGATGCGGTGGGCAGAGGTTGCGGGATTGAAGGTTAAGCACATGGACGTGCTGGCCCGGAAGGCACGGGTCGAAGAAGCGCTGCATGAGCTGGCTGCCGGTCAGGAGTTGGTGACAACCGCGCCGAAGACCGAGCGAAGCCGGCGGACGGTGACGTATCCGCAAAATGTGGCAGAGCTACTGGTCCCGCTGGTGGCGAATCGGGACCGTGACGCGTACGTATTTCTCGGACCTGACGGGGGAGCGGTTAGGTATCGGAAATTCTGGCGACTATACGTGCGATACGCTGCCAGGGCGGGGCTAAGCGGTTTGCGCATCCACGATCTGAGGCACACTCATGCCGCGCACCTGATCGCTGGGGGAGTGCCACTGACTGGCGTGCAGCGTCGGCTCGGGCACTCGTCGATCTCTGTCACGTCCGACTTGTATGGACACCTGCTGCCAGTCGTGGACGAGAACATCCTTACCGCTGTCGAGAGCAGCCTGTCGAAGATCGACTTTAGGGGACTGGTAGGGGAAACCGACGGGGATCAAGCGCGTTCAACGTCGTTCAACGTCGCCTAACGAGCAGGGAATTCTGCACTTCGACACCGCGACCAGCGCGATTGTAGGGGTTCAAGTCCCCCCTCGGACACAAACCATTTCCCCACGGTGCGCGCTGAGTTCCACTTCAGCGCGCACCGTTTGCGTTTCGGGCTGGTAGTTCAGCCGGAGGCCGAGTTGCCGGTAGACCTTGGCCTTGTCGGCTGGGTCGGCGTCGCGGAGCACGGCGGCGATATCTCCGAGTGCGGTCACCAGGGCGGTGATTTCTGCTCGGGTCAGCCGGTGTGGGGTGGTGCTCGCGAGTGCGTGTAGTTCTGCTTCGGCGCGGGCGCGATCGGCCTGGGTCTGGGTGATCCAGGCGGTAACTACCGTCGGGTCTGCGCCAGCGTCGAGGGCGGCGCGGTAGCGCTCTAGCTTGGCGTCGCACTCGGTGATGATGGTCTGGGCTGGTATGCCGGTTGCGGGCGGATGGGCTACTGGTTGGGCGTCGGCCAGCGTGGTGATGGTGTGTTCGAGGCGTTGGGGGGCGAAGGCGGAGGCGAGCCAGGTGTCGAGTGGGTTGGTGAGGGCGTCCTCGCGTAGGTACACGTTGCGGGGGTGTGGGACGTGGTTGGCGAGGGCGTACTCCTGTGGGAATCGGCAGCGGTAGTAGGCGTCGCCGTGGTTGTACTGGCCTTGCATGCGTCGGTCGCAGGCGGCGCAGTAGATGATGCCGCGGAAGACGTACGGGTTGCGAGTGCGCTGCCGGAGGTGTTGGCCGCCGGTTCCCCGTCCGCGATGTCGCAGTATCGCTTGGGCTTGCTCGAAGGTCGTGTCGTCGATGAGTGGTTCGTGGGTGATCTCCTTGGAGACCACCCATTTGTCGCGGGGGTTCCAGCGCATGACGCCGGTGTGGCCCATTGCGACGTCGTCGACGTCGAGCAGTACCTCGTCGGTGCGTTGTTTGTTCCAGACCTGCCGGCCGGTGTAGCGGGGGTTGGTGAGGATGACCCGTACGGCGCTTTTGGACCAGGCGATGCCGCTGCGGTGCCGGTTGCGGGCGCGGTCATGGGCTGAGGGGCAGGGCACGTGATTGGCGGTGAGTCCTTCAGCGATGGCGAACAGGCCGATACCGGCGAGGAATTCGGTGAAGATCTGCCGGACGATCGGGGCGGTCTGTTCGTCTGGGGTGAGGCCTTTGAGTTGTTTGCCGTTGGCGGCTTTGGCCGGGTTGGGGTGGGGTCCGAGTTCGCGGAGTGTGTAGCCGTATGGCGGGCGTCCGCCGAGGTAGCGGCCCTCGAGGAGGGTCTGGGCGGCCATGGCGGTGCGGACGCGCAGTTTGATCCGGTTACGTTCGCCCTTGCTCATGCCGCCGAAGACGGACATGACCAGTTCGTGGGCTTCGTTGTCAGGGTCGATCGGACCGCCGATTTCGGGCACCCACAGTTCGACGCCGTAGTGGGTGAACAGTGGCACTGTGAGACCGAACTGGTTGCCGTAGAACGCGCGGTGGGGTTCGCCGACCACGACGGCAGAGAACCCGCGACGTGGATCGCGGAGCGCCGCGAGAAGACGGCTGGCCTGGATCCGGCGTTGCCAGGGGAGGGAGCGGCTCTGGCCGACGTCGAAGTACTCCGTGACGATCTGTCCACTGTGTGGGCGGATAATGGTGGTCGCCCGGGTGAGTTGCCAGCTCCGGGACGACTCGGGGTCCTGGTTGTCCTCGGTCGACACGCGTCCGTAGAAGGCGAAGGGTTTTGGTTGAGGGGTGGGCAT